AATAGTTTTGGGCGAGAAAGTATTGATCCGTCGCCGAAACTGCTGAAAGAGTAATTCGGTCTCCACCCGTTGTGCCAGCAGCAATAACTCCGTTCACCTGCAACTTCTGCCCGCCGTCCACCGGAGATGCACCGATGAACAGATTGCCGTTGGCGAAGAAGCGAGCCGCTTCAGTACCGTTAGTACCGAAAGAAAGGGCAGCGTTTTTTCGGTTGTAGAGAACACCTAGATCAGCGCCGCTTTGCCCGATCACTACGCTGCTTGTCCCTGCGGTGTTACCATTTCCAGCAAGTTCAATGTACGAGTCTTGGCCAGCCGACTTTGCAATGTGAACGCGGCCTGTACCGCTTGGCGTAATTGATAAGTTCTGATTGGTGCCGCCACTAGCCAGCGACATTCCGCTCGTCCCGCCCGTGATCGTCCCTCCGCTGACGGTGAGGTTGCCGACAACTTCAGCACTTGTGCCATTGAGAATTACTGCCCCCAATGTCTGATAATCATTTCCTCCAAGATAAACTTTGTTGTCGGTTCCAACTCTTAATACGCCGACGTAGCCATTGTTCGCGGCATTTGGAGCAATCAGCGCACGATTGTTTGGGACAACAATTTCCCAGCCGTTGAAAACTCCAGCTGCATTTCCGGTTAGGTCTGCGCCAAGAGAGATTCCAGAGGTTGTTCCAACTTGGACAACACGATACAATGTACTGTATCCAAAGTAACTGTTGCGAATTAAATCTCCAGCCGCCGCGCTAATCCATTGATTAGACGGCAGTGTAATAGTCCCGCCCACCGTCAGATTGCCGCCAATGCTCGCGGACTTCTCCACGCCGAGCCCGCCTTCCGTGATGATTGCGCCGGTGTCTTTGCTGCTGCTATCGGTGGTGCCGTTGACGCGCAGCGAACTCGCCATCGTTACGACCGGCGTGATGCTAAACGTCGTCGAGGTTAGCGTCGCGTACTGCGTGCCACCGAGCGCAACGCCGATCTCGTTCGGCTGATGCCGGAAGAAGCCCGTGTCCTGATCTCCCGAGAACGACAGCGACGGATTATTCGCGTTACCATTCGCGCCGTGAAATGACCCACCGGCAACGACGCCCGCGCTGGGAACGGTCAATCCGTTCTCGTCGAAGTACGCGACCTGCGTGCCGCTGACCGAGATGCCAAGCGTGTTCGCGGCCGGTCGATAGATGCCCGTGTCGGGATCGTTCGTGAAATGCAGCGAAGGTGAAGCCGCGGTGCCATCGTCCAACGTGATGTCGCCGTCGGTCGCGGAGATCGTGATCTCGCCCGCTCCGACCGTGATCGAGATGCCAGCGCCGGCCGTCAGGTTCGACGTGACCCACGAGGTTCCGCTGCCGATCAGCAAATCGCCATTGCTCGGAACGGTCGTGAGCTCCGAAAGCGAAGTCGGTCCGCCACCGCCAGTACCGCGGGCGGCAATCAGCGTCCACTCGGTAGCATTGCGCGACGGCCGGCTGCGGTTGCCGTCGATTGCGGAGGTGAACGAATCGCCGTTGTATGTGACGAGGTCGAGCCGGTTGTAGGTCTCGCTCGGGAGCCACTTGCCGCGAGGGTTCAGTCCCTTCGGCTCGGCGAACTCCTTCCGCAGCTGGTCGATCTCTCCCGCACGCGGGAAACGCGCAAGCTCCGCGCCGACGATCTCCTTGACCGCTTCCGGCAGCGTCGCGACGTGTCCCTCGATTTGCTTCGCTGCGAGTTCGCGCAGCTCCTCGACCTTCCGCTCCTGCTCCTTGATCGCATTGTAACGCGCCTGCGTGGTCGTCTCGAGGTTCTTCGCCAGCTCGACGATCTTCGCCTCGAGCGCGGACCCGACCTTCGCGTTCGCATCGACAGCGCGCTTGTCGCAGAACTCCTCAAGCTCGGCGCGAAGCTGCGGCTCGACCTCCTCGATGGTGCGCTCGACCTCGGCGTTGAGATGCTCTCGGAGTTGCGGCAACTGCTCGACGAGCTGCTTCAGCTCGGTGCGTTGAACGATAGCAAGCTCGATCAGCCGTTCGATCTGGGTCTGGGTGTCCATTGTTCAGGAGTTTTTTTGAAGTTTTCCTTCGTGCTGCCTCATGCAAACGGCGTTTCGTTGCGCGGCATCTGGGAATTCCTTGATCGCTACCGCATCGCCCATGCAGCGCGTCATGAAGTCGTCGTGCGTCTCGCCGGCGTTCGGCGTCGGCAGGTCAAACTTCTTCGGTTGCGAGAGTTCAATTAGCGTTTTGCCTTCCGTAACCGCCTTGACGGCTTCATTCGCTTTAGCGTCAAAGCGCCTCCGATACTCAATAATCGCATCAAGCCATTGCGCGGCGTTCGGCTTCATCTCTGGGACAAGCGCCTTCTCAACTTCGATTCGTGCAGCAAGCTCGACTCGTTGCGGCTGCTCCGCGCTGTTCTCTGTGCGCTGCTTGTTGAGTCGCTCGACGATGGCATTCGCCCACGTCTGCCCGGCGTCGCCGCCCCAGCCGTTCCACGCCTGCCAGCCCTTGCCCTGCTCGTCCCACGTTGACCCCTGCTTGTCCACTTCGTGCCGGTCGAAGTACGCCTTCATGCGGCGCACCGTATCGGCTGACAACGGCTTCTTGTTCTGAATGTCGCGGGCGCGTGCGAGACCGACCGAGGTCATCCCGCGCTGCGACGGTGGCTTCGAGGCGCGAACCTCAAGCGCCCGGCGAGCGTTCGCCGCCATCCGGTCGTTCGGAACGTAGGAATCCTCCGCGAAGTTGACTGTGATGAGATCGGCCGAGTTGTTGACCTGCTCGACCGCCGCGTCCGGCGTTGCGCCTTCGGCGACGTCGGCCGGCGCATTGTCCACGGTTCCCTTGCCGGTCGTCGCGTTGACCGCGTCAACCGATTGCTGCGTGACCTCGGTTCCGAGCGCCGCGGCCATCGCGGGATTCGCCGGCAACTGCTGGGTCGTCATGCGGATGGCGGTCTCCGGGATCTCGTACTTCTGCGCCAGTTCCTTGACGTATGCCGCCTCCATCGCGATCTGCTCGAGCCGGCCGAAAGCGTCGGTGCCTTGCTCGGCGGCGATTTCTTGGAGCGACTTCGCGCCCTGCCGGTTCTCGTTCATGTTCGCCGCGGACTCGCGGCCGACGTCGATGGTGATCTTCGGCGGGAAGCGCCATTCGCCGCGGGTCGCACGGCGTAAAGCCTGCACCATCGACTCGCCGATCTGGAGCGGAGGCGGCGGGATCTGCTCGCGGGCGATAGCGTCGAGAATGACCGCGTTCTTGATCGGATCGAGAACCTTGTCCACGAGGACACCTTGGTGCCGGACGAACACGCGATCAGCCGCGGCGAACTCGGCGCGGACACTCGGCCCCTTGAAGTCCTGCGTGCCGAACAAGACGCCTTGCGGGATTCCGATGCCGATGGCGATCTCGTGCATCAAGTGTTGCACGAAGCCGGCGAACGCCTGCGACGGGCGCGATGGCATGACCTCGATGCGGTCCGCGGTGCCGAAGTATCGGATCATCCCGACCTCGGAGAGTTCGTTCTTTTGATTCTGACCGCTCGGCAACTGGATCGACGGATTCGGCGTGAAGAGGTTCCGCGGATTCGCCGCACCCTTGTCCGAGAATACGAGCGCCGCCTGCTGCGACGCGAAGCGGACGCCGGTCTTCTCGGCCTCGAGGATGCCGTAAAGCATCCGCGCCGACCGAGCGCAGGCGTGGAAGTCGGACACGCCGCGGAATTGATCCGAGCGGAACGGGTCGAAGTAATGACAGAAGTTCGCCGCCGGAATGTCCTCCGGGTCGAAGTAGACGCCGTCGCGAGTGACGCGGAAAACGCGATATGCGACCGGACGGCCGAACTCGTCCACGATCACGCCTTGATAATAGTTCGCCGGCTCGGCGGTAAGCGCGTTCGGATTTCCGATGCGCGTTGCCGGCACGATCTGGATCTTCAGTTCGTCATCGAGACGCCGCAGGATGAAGCCGAAGTCGCCGTCCACCGGGCGCTCCTCGCAGCCGATCTGCACGAGCTTGCGGAACGAATGCCGGCCGGTGACATCGGCCCGCTTGCACCAATCGTGGAAATACTCGTTGACGATGTTATTGTATGCGCGGTCGCCGGTCATCGCCGAGAACTCCTGCGGCGTGCAATAGAGCGAGAACTTGCGCGTGATCTCGCGCGCCTGCGGAAAATTCTCCACGAGGTCGCGTGCCTCCCACATCATCACGATGCGGTCGCGGGTCGTCTGCGTTGATTCGGACGGCTGTCCCCATTGCCGCGGAGCGTAGAGCCGATCCGTGACGGCGGCGTTGTAGTTGAAAAGCTCGCGCTGGATTCGCGCCTCAAGGCGCTTGAGCGCGTAGCTCGGCGCGACGGTCTCGATGGCGCGCTCGTACCAAGGCCGCGCTTGCAGAACTTTGCGAAGATCAAACGGCGGGACGTCCATGATTAATTGCCGTTAAAGCTGACAAAAGTCACGGTGTCAGTATCGCCGTTCGCGTCGTCAATCGCGGCTTGGATCTGCCCGAGCATCTCATTCAGCCGCCCGAGGTCAGCGCGGGTCACGCTCTTTCCGTTCAGCGAGTAGCTTGTATTGAGCAAGCACGCCCGAATCGCCGCAATCGTCTCCGTCTTGAGAGTCGCGAGCGTGCCGGTGTCGAGGCCCAGAAACGGGTTGTCCATCGCCATGCCCTAGCGCACGGCGTAAAAATCTTACACCGCGTCCGCTTTAGGCGTGTAGCGTAGCACTCCCGCAATCGTCGCGATGCAAAGCATCATCGCCGAAGTATCGAGCCCGTGGTTCGGCGCGTTGCTCTTCACCTCGCGCCACTCCCAGACGCCCGCCCGGATCTCGACCTTATGCTCGCCCTTGAGGTGCTCGAGGTAGAGCGGGTTCACGTCCTCGGGTAATTCCCACTTGAGGTCGCCTTTGCCCTCGAGCGCGAGCGAAAGGATGTCTTTAAAGTAATCGCCACTCCAGTTGTAAAAATAGACATCGCCGCCGCGGTAGTCGCTGACCTGCGGATCGGAAAACGGATAGTTCACCATCGCGCCGGTTGACTCGTCGCGCATCGTCCACGTCTTGCGGGCGAAGCCGCGCATCCCGCGCCAGCCGAAATCCATGCAGTCCTTGTCAACGTCGGACGGTCGGTATCCGCGGTCCTGCGCGACGCATCCGTCCGCGACGCGGTAGCGGATCTGCAACTCGCGAAGCTGGTCGCGGGTGTCGATTCGGCCGAACCAGAGTTGCCGGTATCGCGGACCTTGCGCCGTGGAGAACGCCCCGACCTCGGCCCAGAAGTGGTCTTGCTGCCGGTCAATCGCGAGGAATCGAATCACCTCGTCCGGTATCGCGGAGCCGTCCGCGTAAGTCGCGACGCTGAACCCAGACTTCGACGAGAAGACGTTGACGACCTTTTTCTCGACGACCCATGGCCGCGCTTCGCGCTTTGTGCGGAACTCGATTGTCGGGTTTTCATCGCCGGCGCGCACAAGCGTGTTGCAAGCCTCGACCCATTCCTGTGCTAGGAGACGCATCGGCCGCGAGACAATCGCCTCGACGCGGAAGGAACGGACATCAGCCGGCGCGGAGGCGTTCGTTGTAACGTAGCGCCCGGTGCGCTTCCAAGCGTTCCGCGTCGCATCGGAGTCCTCCGACTCGTGCCGACAAAGCGGACAGCGGAAACGCACGGTCTCGACGACGCGAGCGACGTCCCATGTCTCATCGTCCCGCCGAGCCTTCGCGTCCCAGACGACCCCGCCGGCGATCTGTCCCTTGTCTCCGCGGATCGCGAACGCGACCGGATGAACGCCGCGGCACGCCGGACATTCGACCGACCACTCGGCCGCGTGACCGGAGCGGAAGCTCGTGTCTTCGACGTTGCCAGTCTCCGCGTCCATGATCGGCGCCTGACTCACGTTGTAGATCTTGGAGCGCCCGACCTCCTCGAACTTCGAGACGCGAGCGACGGCGTGACCGTAGACCTCCTGCCAGCGCGGGAGCCATATCTCGTCGTTGACTTTGTAGCGGATGGACTGCGACTGCTGGGTCGAAAGGTTCGCCGGATTGAGCGTCAGAAAGAAGCCGCCGAAGTAGGTCTCCGTCGTCGTCCGCTGCGGTCCCGGCCTCGGCAGCATCGAGGAGACCGGCTTGCACCGCTCAAGGATCGGATTGAGCCGGCTCTTCGCGTGCCGCTCGACCATGTCCTCCGTTTGCATGGTCCACGAGATCGGTCCCGGATCGTTGACGATCACCCACGGAATCCAGACGTCAGCGACTAGCGTGCCGCCGACTTGCACCGCCTTGCGGAAGTGAACGCGGCGCACGAGCGGATCTTGCAGGGCGTCGAAGATCGGCAGCAGCCACGGCGTCAGCTTCGCGTTGAACGGTCCCGGCGTCGCGTAGCTCTCCGGCAGCACAACGTGCTTGCGCGCCCACTCGTAGATCGGCGAGCGATCCGGCCGCGGAAGCCGCCACTTCTCGAGGATCTTCGCGACCTCGCTCATGCCGGTTCCGACATAGCCGCCGCGGGCGTCTTCTTCGGCCGTCCTCCGCGCTTTCCGTTGGCCCGCGCAGCCGCGGCTTTGCGGTCAGACTTGACCCGACCGCCGAGGCGACCGAGCGCGACGGCGGCGGGATTTTTGGGTTTATCATTCATCGCAGTTCTCTCCCGAGATTATCTCGCACGCGGTCAGGAACTCGGCGGGACCAGCAGCCGACCCAATGAAGTGGGATTGGGAGCCAGATGCAGCGCACCTCGTAAAAGTACTGGTCGGTGGCGAGGAGCCGAGCTCCAAGCGTCGGGTCAATTTCGCGGGCGATGAGTTGCGGGGTCATTGCGTTCAGTCTCCGATCATCGTCACCTGCCGCGCCAGTCGGCCACCGCAAAGCGGAAAGTAAGTCGGCTCCGAGCAGCGGCGCGCCTGCTTGATCTCGGTCTGCGGCTCCCAGTAGTACGAAACATCGGCCCAAGCGTCTTGCCAGTATCCGAGGCCGACTCGGCCATAATCGTCGAAGCGAAACGGGAGATCCGCGTTGGCTTTAGCTATCACGGAGGATCGTCCCTCGTGCATTTGAAGGAAAGCGGCGTACTGTTCGAGGAGGTCTGCGGGGATCGTGGTCGTTGTCATTTTGGTCGTTGTGTTGAGGTTGAACTGCTGACGCCCATCGTCAGGCGGCGCATTACGCCGCGACGCCCTTGCGGGCGTTTCGGGCTTTAGCGACTCCGAGCTTGCGGAAGCTGGCAGACGATCGCTGCCAAGGAATCGCGGCCGACTTGCTTGCTGACGAGGCCGGCGCGGATGGCGCGGAGGGTGAACTTCCAGAGCGTGACGTTGGCGGTGTTCTTGTTCATGTTGGTCGTTGTTGTTGGTTGTTGGTTTAACTTAACGAGGCAGAGGAAAACCGAAGCGGTCGGGTATTGCAAGAATTATTTTCGAGAAAGTTTGGGGCCGGTTTTGAGGCCGGCCCCGAGGAAGTTACCAGTTGCCGCGATAGGCTCGGCGGCTGTCTCCGCGCATCTGCTGGTGATCGTCGTAGGCCATCGCCAGCGTCTGCTTCTGGAGGTTCTCGCCGAGCTTGCCTTTGGTCAGGTAGAAGCTCGGGCGGTAATTGCCTTCAGCGGAGAGCAGCGCGGAGAAGGAGGGGAACATCGTCAGCTTGCGGGTGATGTTGTCGAGGTGGTTGGCGTTGGTGTTCATCGTCGTTGTTTTTGGTTAGTTGTCGTTGTTGACGAGACAGAGCAAAACCCAACCGCTCCGGTTTATCAAGACCTTTTTTCAACTATTTTTCGGACAGTCCGAATCACTCGGCGTCCCTCTGCTCGGCCAGCGCCTCGGCTTGAAAGTTCGCGATGTTGCCCGCGACGACCTCGCGGATCTCCTCGAGGATCGCGCCGCCTTCGACGTTCGCCTCCGCGGCCGACTTGCCGGCAACCCGCGGCCCGAGCTCAACCTCGAGCTTGAGCCGCAGCAGCAGGTCGAGCTTCTGCGCTAGCACGCCGAGCATTTCCTCGACGACTTCGCGGTCGATGGAGTCGCCGGACTCTCGCCGGTTCTTCGCCCGAGCAAGCTCGATCTGCTCGCGCATGAGTTCGGCCTTGAGGTCGGCCAGCGTCTTCGTCGCCGTGTCTCGACCGATCAATTTCTCGGCGCAGAAGCGCCGCCATTCCTTGATGTTCTCCTTGCGGCCGTCCGGGTGCTTCTTCGGAGCTTCGTCGGGAAAGCGTTCGCGTGCCTCGTAGATCGTCCGCCGGCCGAGCCCGAGTTCCTTCGCGAGCGCGGTCGTGTCCTTGACCCATTCCTCGCCAGCCTGCTTTGTCTCGTACTCGTCGAGCGCCTTGCGCTCCGAGGCGGTCAGCGTCTTTCCGGCCTTTAGCCGCTTGACGATGTTTGCGAGGTTCGCCTTCGCGTAGACCTCGACGGGAGACGCGGAGTCTTCGCTCATTATTGGAGCGCCGGGGTCGGGGTTGAACCGCCCTCTGCGGACTGGACGTCCGCCGTGTCCTTCGTGTCACTTC